TTTTAAAATAAATAATTTAATTTCGCTTTCAATATTTTTAGAAGGATCTCTTTTAACATATTTCGTCAATTCTAAAAATAAATTTCCACTTAAATCATTTTCTAATATTCTTCTTGGACCAAAATCATTGCATAATTTTATTGTTGCAGTCGAACCATTTAAAGAAACAGAACAAATAATTTTTTTAAAATTGTAATCAACGTTTTCATCATATATATTTTTTAAATTATAAATATATAAAATAGATCCAACAGGATATTTTTGTTGTAAATTTTCTAATACAGTTTCTGTTGTAGTAAATGAAATTGTATTATAATTTACTTGACCATATTGAATACTATTGTCATAAGTAAATAAATCTTCACTATATTTTGTTCTAGAATTAGTTTTTACCAATTCATCGCAAAATTTAGACAATGTCAAAAATTGCCATTTATTTAAATCTAATTCATTGATATGTCCTCTAGCCATTCCATATCTGCTATTAATACATAAATCATAAAATACCCAAGCTGGATTATTAGTCCATTTTAGGCTAACATTAAAGTTTCCTGACCAATTATCAATATATTCCCTGCTTTCACCATCATAATTATCAGGAACTCTTATTTTTAATAATTTACAATCATAAGATCTAGTTGGAATTCCATTAAAATGTCTTGAACTTATTGTCGTATTAACAGTGCTAGAATAAGGATAACCAAAAATGTAAGAAACCGCTTCAACTACTGAATCTAAAGAAAATGATCTAAAAACAGAAGTACTTGAAAGCACTGATTCTCTCAAACTATAAACTATTAAATTAACATCAGGAAATGGATCTACGGCATAATCTCCATCGGCATTATTTAAAAATATTTCAAACGGTAAAATTAATGCTCCTCCTTTAGCCACAAAAGATCCATTAAAATATAAATACGATGAAGTTTGTGTCGTTAAATTTTGAGCTTCAATAATAAAACTAATAGGAGCCACCGCTGTATCATTGCCACTTATTGAATATAAATTATCAATACTTATTGAAAATTGAAAAAACGATGCATATCTATTAGCAACACGATGACTTACTGGATTACTATAATTTTTATAATTAATATAATTTTTTAAATCCTGTCTTATATTAGAATCATTTGATTTGAATGTTACTACATCAAAACCAGATTTAGTTTTATCTTGAGAATAATTAGCCGGTTCTTTAATTAAAGTATTTTTTACTATAATAGCTTTTGGTATATCGTATATTCTATTTTTATATTCAAATACGTTTGATGCAATATAAGAACCTTTTTTTCTCTCTGTTCCAGTGTCAAAAGAGATTTGAGTTTGAGAAAAATTAAATAAATTTGTTTTAGAATCTACAACTGGTATATTATTATAATATATAGATGTTCCTATAGTTGATAAAGTATCATTAATTTCTAAATAACCAACTGTTTCGCCATTTTTATTTGCAAAACCCTCTATTGGCCCTTCGCACAAAAGATCAGTAGAAGAATAAAATGATTCTGTTTCATAAGAAGGATTTTTAGCTGATTGTAGTGTTCTTCTTAAAAAATTAGATGTTTTTTCTTGTAAACGAATTGTCATTTTAATACTTATTATGGATTAGACGCGATTGGCAAAGCTCCTAATTCTTTAGCTACTAATAATGATGCTTCACTAGTTGTTTCATCTCCTGCGTATATGTTAAAAGATATTTGATTACTAATTACAATAGATCCTATTCTTAATCTACCATAACCTATTGGAATAGCTACATTTCTTAAAGTTACGTTTTCATAGTTTGAAAATAATCTAGAAACTGTTTTTATATCAGTTGGCGATTTAGGAGATAATATCTGAGTTATCAACATTTGAATTCCAGTAGATATAGCTAATAATACCAAACCAATTATAATTTGTTCAGCAGAACCTAATATTAATGGAATAATTTCAACTTTTGAATTTTGTTTCAAAATTGGAGAATGTAAATATTCTGGAGATACAATTTTATTATCAACATAAATCATAAAGTGACTTATATATTCGTTCATATTTCCTAATGTAGATATAAGTTTACCAGTATTTGCTTCAATCGCTTGAAATATTTCTATAATAGATTTAACATTCAAATTCCAATCGGTTTCAATTAAATTTTCAAATATACCATGTAATTTTACATTAACCATATAGTTAATTACACTTTCTTTCCAGTATTTCGTCGCTATCTATATTATACATAAGCATATTTATATTATGATATCTTTGATATAAAATGTCTAATTTAGAAAATGAAGGATTAGATAAATGGCTATGAAAAAAATATATTATTTTGTATTTCTTTTTAATTTCTAAATAATCTTTTGGAGAAATTAAAAAATAATTTTTCTTATCTAAATGCTTATTTTCTACTGGTATAAAAATTAAATCATTATCTGACTCGACTATAAAACCACACGTTTCTTCGGTTGGATTTGATTTGCAATAATTTTTGATTTCCAATAATAAATTATTTTTTATTATCATAAGGAAATGTTGCAGGAAAAGCTCCAAATGGCAATTTTCCATTAGGCTGAGTCAAATAATCTTGAAATCTTAACAAACATCCTTTAAGAGTTTTAGAGCATTTATCTTGTTTCCAAATATCTGTATTAAGATCAGGTTGTTTATTTAAAACGCTAGAAGACACGCAAACATAAAAATTTTTCTGTTTATTATTAGAATTTAATACGAAATCATTTTTTAAATCAGTTGGTACACTAGGTATATAATCTAAATAAACAAAATCTCCTTGCGAATAAGTTATTGATTTATCCCATCTTCCTTTATAAGTTAATTTTTCTAAACCATAAGTTTCATTTTGCAAATTAAATTCTTTTTTATATGTCTTTAAAAATGTTTTGTTGTTTTCATCAGCTATTGGAACTCCAATATCTGAAACATTTCCCCATACTTTACTAAACCACCATGAACTATTAAGCATTCCATAATTTTTAAGATAATTAACACCATCTTCTTTTAAGCCAGCACTTAAATCATTGAAACCATCTATTATATTTGGGCCTCTATAATCAGGAGTATTTCCATAGTTACATCCATAACAACGATAACCCCATGAACAAGTATCATTAGTTATTTTTCTTGCTGGTATAGTCAAATTCTGAATATCAATTTTAGTAGCTAACTCCAATTCAACAAACTCTTTATTTTCAGATTTTTTCATATTTATCAAAAATTTATCATAAGCTATATAAGTTTTAAATGATGAAACTCCAAATGGATTTATGCCATCAGTAAAATTAACAGTATCTAAATCTTTACCAAGAATTTTTTTTCTTATGAACTGTTTGCCTATTAAATCTTTGCGATCTTTTAGTATGTACGATATATAATTATTTATATTAGCAATTTTTAATGTCGGTTTAGATTGTTTTCCATCTGAAGAAGCTTGTAAATTAGACAATTCAGAAGGTATAAAAACATATTCCTGGCCTTGAAAAACTATATTTTTAGAAAAATTTTTAGAACCATGAAAACGTAAATAACCCTCCGTTGATTCTAATTCTAATTCATATAAATCAAAAACTACATAATTATTTAGTTTAAAAAATGTTTTCATATTATGACTTTCCTGCTAAATTAAAAATATTTGGCAATCTGAAACTATATAAATCAGATTTTAAATTAATACTAGTACAATTAGTTTCTCCACTAAATAGACTCATATAATAATCAACATAATATGCATACGCTGAATTCAGTTCTGATTCTGACAATAATCTCTTATAAAAAGCTACATCAAAATAATTAATACCTATAGTAGCATTTCTATTAATTAATTTTAAAGTTGTATCTTTTAAATCATTTAATAAAGAATTTTGTGGAGTTATTTGATCAACAAATGTTCTATTAATATAATAAGCATAAGTATTACCTATTCTTCTTATTTGTAATATAAATGGTCTATATAAAGCATCAGATTTAATTTTTTCTATATAAACGTTGCTTCCAACTGTAGTTATATCTAATGTTCCTAATTTAAAAGTATTGGCCGTAACGTTTGATACAGTATAAATATTTTTATCTTGCGCATATGGAGAAACTGGATCATAACTAGCTATAGGAGATGGTAATGTATCAGCATAAAAACAGATAGTATCTCCATTTTGTAAATTATGATTAGTAGACGTTGTTATTATATTAGTAGTTGTATCTATATTAGATACTT